ATGAACAAACAAAGTATAATAGATCAACTTTCTAGTATTATTTCCGATTTTTCAAATAGAATACCTGTTGCTCAATATATTAATAGCAAAAGCACGGAATATAAAGATGTCGAAATAAAGCAGTTGACTGAACAACTGACAAAACTTAAAGATCTTTTAGGTACTAACGCGCTATATCAAGAAATCATTTCTAAGATTGGTTGCTCAACTACTGTTTCAAAAGAAAATGCAAAAATTATAAAAGAACAGTTACTCAAACTCAAATCTGATATTGAGGTAAAAAGAATACTAGTAATAGGTAATGGCTTTGATTTAGCGCATGGTTTCCCTACAAGATACTGCGATTTTCTTGATTTCTGCTTAAAAGTAAAATTGTTATTCTCTAATAATTCATCAAAGCATGATGGAAAATGGGCTAATGAGCTGATTAACAAATGGGAGTTTAATGATACTATTAAGCAGTTATTATATAATACATTCATTGGGTCTGTTGATAGCTACAAAAAATACATTAACGAAATCATAGAACTTATCGATTCAAATATATGGTATCAATATTTTCATGTTCTATTTATGGAGTCATCTTTAAAAAACAAGACTTGGATTGACTTTGAATCTGAAATCGCAAAACAAGTTAAAGCGGTTGAATCATACGTGGATGAATATTTAGGACAGAAAAAGGATACAATTGAGAAGCCTAAACTCCTCTCTTCCTATACAAAGGCAGTATCAGATCCGCTAAGTATTGACGATATAAACACCTTTATTTCTGATATGTATATAGATCTCAATCGGTTAACACGTGCACTAGAAATATATTTATCCGTATTTATTCAAGCTGTTCGAATCAAAAACAAAGTATCTGATATTGAGCCTTACAAGTATGACTATGTTCTTTCCTTCAATTATACCGATACATTTGAAAGATACTATTTAGACATAATGTATTGTGACTCGATTATTTGTTACCCACATGGAAAAGCTGATAAATCACATAGCATTTCGAATTGCAATCTAGTTCTTGGTATAGATGAATACTTACCAGAAGATTTGAGAGATGAAAAATTGACATTTTTACAGTTCAAAAAGTTTTATCAAAGAATTTTTAAAGAAACCGATAAGCATCATTCTAAATGGATTGATTCTATTCGTAGTAGTAAAACCAATAAATATGAAGTACATTTCTTTGGACATTCTTTGGATATCACAGATAAGGATATTTTGACGGCTCTTATTCAAAATGAAAATGTTCAAACTAAAGTGTTTTATTATGTAGCATATGAGGATGATAAATCCGATTTAAGTACCAAAATACACAATCTTGTCAAAGTGCTTGGACAGAAGGATTTGATTGAAAGAACGAGTGGTGGTGAAAAGAATACTATTGTATTTATTCCTCAAAAATTCACTTTATAAATAAAGAGGTACAAAAATGACTAGAAGAGAAACTTGTCCACAGTGTGGCTCTGTATGCGAATATGACGATAAATCTGTATGGGAAGGCAATCGCGAAATGGAGGATTTCTGTTGTCCTGTGTGCCATTATGTTTTAGTTACTGTGTTTACAGATCAGATTCCGAATGTTCGTTTGATCAAAAAAGGAAATTTGTCTGAAGATTAAACTTATAGTAATCACGATAAAAAGGGGATAAAAATGGAAATTATTCATTTGTCCACAACATGGGAACCAAGAAACGGTGCTTATAAAAATGCCATTGTTCTTTATGATGACAACTGGAATGATTACAGTTATCGTACAACTTTTCACATGGTATATTGTGATGGGAACGGAAAAGTTATTCAAATAGGCTATGTTAAGATTTACTGCTATGATATTGATGAGGAAAGAACAGTCAACTACAGCAGACCAGTTGCAAATGAAATTCCACATACAATAGATCACTTAGATCAGGAACGTTTCTGTTCGTTAGGCCAAGATTTAAATTATTATAAAAACTTAGAAAAATATTTACCACATGATTATATTGATATTCTAAAGAGAATATGCGACCTTGCATTTGATAAATCATTGCAAGATCGATTCATAGATGAAAAGGGAGTAAGAGTTTCACTTTTACGAGAGTCTAGCGCTGAAAAAGCACTCCGCGAAGCGTTTCTTGATAAAGAAAATATCGAGATAGAAACAGAAGATAAGGATATGTCTTTTAATTACACAACAACATTGCCATATTCAGATTTAGAATCAATATTTCACTTTAATTTTAGACGGTCTGAAACATTACCATATAGAATTAATATTCTCATTGGTAAAAACGGAACTGGAAAAACTGAAGTTTTGGCTTCACTTGCAAATTCTTTAAGTGGTATTTCATCATCTGCGGATGAGCGTATATGAATGTTTGGTGAAAAACGTCCTTCATTTGATCGAGTGATTTCTATATCATTTAGTGCTTTTGATAAATTTAGAAAACGAACTGCCTCTAATCATTATGAGTCAATAAGCTATATTTACTGCGGAATTCAATCGGAAAAAGGTGCATTATCATTAAATGATTTGCACAGCAATCTTTACTCTTCGCTTCAAACTATTAAAGAAAAAGGACGTATCGAATCATGGAAAAAAGTTATGAGCGAACTTATAGAAAAAGAACACATTGAATTAATTGAGAAAATAGCAAATGATCCTAAGGTGATATTCATTTAAGTTCTGGACAGCATATACTGATTTGCTCAATTACGGAAGCGTTAGCTAATATAGAGAACGAATCAATTATTCTTTTTGACGAACCAGAATTGCATTTACATCCAAATGCTATAGCGAATACGATGAGAATGTTCTATACGTTATTAGAAGAGTTTAATTCTTATGCTATTATGGCGACACATTCTCCATTAATTATTCAGGAAACACCTTCAAGGTTCATTCAAGCCTTAACTCGAATAGATAATGAATTAATTATCCGCGAACCAGATATTGAGTGCTTTGGAGAGAATATTACTACAATTACTGACGATATATTTGATGTAAATATTTCTGAGAGTTGCTACAAAACGGTTCTTAAACAGTTGAGCGATAAATATTCGATAGAGGAAATAATAAAATTATTTGAAGACAAATTGTCTTTAAACGCCATGATTTTCCTTAAAACCTGCTGCCGGGAGAATAATTGATATGAAAGCTCTAGGATATGTTAAGGCATTCAGAAATAGCAACGAAATACTTGATAAAAACAAAAGATTGTATAAGCAAACAAAAGACAATAAGTTCAAGAAGGATCGACCTCTACTAGAGCAAATCGAATCCGCAGTGTTTAATAGATATTGCCTATATCTTGACAATCAACATAATTTAGACGCAATTACTCCTATAGATAGTTTTAAAGCTTATGAAGACATCATGCGTAAATCGTATACAAATAGTAAGTTTTTTAAGACTGAACGGAAGGCTATATTTGATAGCCTTCCAAGAGGAAGAAAAACAATATGTCCTTATTGTTTAATATCTGATTCCAGCACATTGGATCATTATTTTCCAGAAGCGCTATATGCTGAATATATCATTTTTACACCAAATCTAATTCCATGCTGTGAAAAATGCAATGAACTGAAAAGTAAAAGTATACGAAAAACAATACATTTTTATTTTGACGATATTTCTCAAGTAACTTATCTAAACATTTCATTAAGTATAGATTCTGGCATTCCAGTAATCAACATAGAACTTGATCCCAGTACGCCGCCTTTGTTAATAAAACACTTTCATCAGTTGAATTTAATTGCCCGATATAAAGAAAAAACATCAGATGAATTAACGCAAATATTGGAGATGCTATGTGAGGCTTATTCAGAGAATAACTATGATGGCTTAATGGATATGTTTGTTTACAAAATTAGCTCATTAAAAAGAATTTATGGTTCTAATTATTGGAAGGCATGTCTGTTGGAAGCAGTTTTCAAATCAAGAAATGAAATCCTACAAGTGATTGCGAATGAGTCACTAAAAAAACACTATTGTAAATTCAAAATCGTTCAGCAAAACATAAATACTACGCGAATTATAATGTGAAGAAGAAAACGATAGCTTTTAGCCCAAACAAAAATGCACCCTCTGTTCAATCAGAGGGTGCATTGTATCAAAATAAGCGTTTTTAGCCATATCAGCACCCCAATTTTGATACGATTGAAGTTGGGGTGCATTATTCTGTCTAAATGTAGGAAATACGCTGATTTTTAGAGCAATAAGAAACGGTAGGAAATAAGGCATAAGTGCCATATAAGGGTACGAGTCCTCAATATCGGGCGAAAATGGGCGGACAAAGCTCAAAAGTCAACGATAGCCCAAGTTACCGTTGATTTTTGTAACGAAATGCGAAAATAAAAAGGGTGCATTTTGATGATTTTTTCGGGTTATCGTTGACTTTTGTAACGAAACTCGGAAATGGCTGTAAATAGGCATAAAAAAAGAGGGGCTGCGGATGAACCAGTGTGAGAAGTATCACATTGGTATCCACAGCCCCTAAAAATATTTATTTCACTTCGATTTCCATGCCGTTCCGCAGCGTGAAGGTCAGCTTGCCGTCTGTTTCCACGGTTGCTTTTTCAACAAGTAGCAGCCAAAGCTTACTGTCAAAGGTGTCGGTCACGATATCTTCATGTTCCATCGTCCGAATCAAACCTTCGAGCAGTTCCTTGCGGGATAATCTTTCAGCCCGCTTATTCAGGAGGTCACGCAGAACCTTTTCCATATTGACTTTCTTGGCATTGTACTCCGCCATTTTCTTTTTATAAAAGTCCTCGTCCTGTGCTTCCATAGCATTTTCCTTGATGAACTCCTGCATGGAAGCTGTCAGCTCATTTATGCGGGCGTACTGTGCTTCGATTTTTCTGTCCAGTGATGTGGTGTTGGAGAGCAGCATAATGACCTCTCGGCAGGAAATAAGAAAATCGTCCTTGTCAGCACATATCTGGTTGCAGACTTCAATAAAGCGTTTTTTAATGTCGTCCTCATACAAATGTGGCGTGGTACATTTCTTTCCGTTCTTGAACTTGTGGTTGCACTGCCAGATCACACGGCGGTATTTGGAAGTTGAATGCCACACTTTAGAGCCGAAGAAGCCGCCACAGCAGGAGCAGACTATTTTCGCCGAGAAGATGCTGCTTCCGCTGTACTCCTTGCCGATGCCCTTGCGTCTCTCCATTTCTGCCTGCACCAGTTCAAATTCTTCCGGGGCGATGATCGCTTCATGACTGTGTTCCACGAAATACTGCGGAACTTCCCCCTCGTTGACTTTCGTTTTCTTAGTCAGGAAGTCCACAGTGAACTTTTTCTGCAGCAGAGCCGAGCCTTTGTACTTCTCATTCGTCAAGATACTTTTTATAGTAGTGCTGTGCCATGCCGCACCGCCGCCGGGAGTGGGAATCTCCCTCTCAGTCAACATTTTGGCAATTTTGTATGGTGACATCCCGTCCATGAAGGACTTGTAGATGAGGCGGACAACCTCTGCCTCCTCCGGTACGATCTCTGGAAGTCCGTCCTCGCCTTTACGATATCCCAAAAATCGTCCGTAAGGCATTGTGACCTTGCCGTCCGCCATACGCTTTCGCTGTCCCCACGTTACGTTCTCAGAAATACTTCTCGACTCCTCTTGGGCTAAACTTGACATTATCGTAATAAAAAGTTCACCTTTTGAGTCCAGCGTGTAGATGTTCTGCTCCTCGAAATAGACCTCAACGCCCTTTTCTTTCAGCTTTCTAATCGTAGTCAAGCTGTCCACAGTGTTACGGGCGAAACGGGATACCGATTTCGTGATGATAAGATCTATCCCGCCCGATAAAGCGTCCTCGATCATTTTGTTAAATCCGCTTCTGTGCTTTGTATTTGTCGCCGAGATTCCTTGATCCGTATATACGCCCACAAATTCCCAGTCATCACGCTTTTTAATGTATTCAGTGTAGTAGGATACCTGTGCATCGTAGGAAGTCTTCTGCTCTTTGGAATCTGTCGAGACTCTTGCGTATCCGGCAACCTTGCGTCTTACAGGCTGATTTAAAGGTGTAAATGTTGCACGATTAAGTTTTGCCGGAATAATTGTTACTTGTTTACTCACTTCTTCCTTCTCCTTTCTTTTGCAGCCGCACCTTTCTTGCCGCACTCTGCTGCCTGGGAGCGTTTCTCCGCTGTCCATGCTTCTGATCTGGAATGATCCTGCCAGTGAACCGTCTGCTCATGACCGTCCTTGAAAAGAAAAGTCAACACATTCGGTCTCGGCACGAGAATGCTCTCAATCTCAGACTGGAATACCTCGTTGTCAAACTCATCAAGCTGCAAGACCTCACAAACCTTGTCATACAGGATATCTTCGGGTATCTGCTTCGACTTTGGACAGAATTTTTTGCCCCTTGCGTTGTAAGTCCAACAGATCCACAGGGTACGGTATTTTTGCACTTTTCTGCGGTAGTATTTTCCGCAGCAGCCGCAGTGAATCATACCGGTAAAGGGGTAGGTAACGGTTGTCGGCTTATCCGGTGTAAAATACTCTTTTTTCTCCTGCAGAAGATTCTGTACAGCAATGAAGGTTTCTTTGCTGATGATGGGTTCATGTGCTTCTTCCACATAATACTGTGGCAGTTCACCGTGATTGGGCATTTTTCGCTTTGTGATATGATTCTCACGGTAGGACTTTTGCAGCAGAATGTCACCGCAGTATTTTTCATTTTTCAGAATGCGGCGAACCGACCACGCAGTCCACAAGCCGCCGCCCTTTGTCGGAATGCCCATTGCAAGTAGTTTGTTGGCGATTGCATTTTTGCCCATGCCGCTGAGAAAGTCATTGAAAATCATTCTGACGATTTCTGCTTCTTCGGGAACGATGATAAGCGTCCCGTTTTCATCCCGCTTGTAGCCGAGCATGGTAATGCTGCCGAGCCTGCCTTGTTCAAAATCCTTGCGGATGCGCCATTTCTGATTCTCACTGACTGAGTAACTTTCTTCCTGCGCATAAGAGCCTAAAAGCGTCAGCATGAACTCCCCGTCCGGGCTGATTGAGTGGATATTCTGCTCCTCAAAATAAACATCCACACCCAGCTCTTTCAGCTCACGGACGGTTTCAAGCAGCGTGACGGTATTTCGGGCGAACCTTGAAATCGACTTTGTTATGATAAGATCGATGCGTCCGGCACGGCATTCCGACAGCAGTTTTTGAAAATTCTGCCTGTTCTCCTTGGTTCCGGTCAGGGCTTCATCTGCATACACGCCGCAGAACAGCCATTCGGGATTGCTTTGGATCATTTTGTTGTAATAGCTGACCTGCGCTGACAAGGAATGCAGCATTGCGTCTTTGCCGCTGGACACTCTGGCGTAAGCTGCCGTTCTCAGTAGCTTTACTTTTTGTGCGTCGGGGAACTGAACCCTCTCTACGATGCGTTCTTTATTCTCCACACAGCACCACCTCCTCGCTTACCATATTCGCTCTAAAACCGCATAAAGTCAAGGATTTTCAGCGAAATATGCTGCACGAAGATACGCCGTATTTCTCTGCTATCATTGTATCAATTTTGGCGTACTCTGCTTTGGTGATAAGAGACTGTTTCAGCAGGGAGCGAACCCATGACATAACCGTCTGATAGCGGAATATCTTATCGTACAGCTCACTTTTTGTCATGATATACCTCCTTGGATTTTCCGTAGCAGGAACGAGAGCAGTAAATGCGGTGCTTGCTTTTATATGATAAGAAATGCTCCTTGCAGACTGGACAGATACGCTCAATCTGTGATTCTCTGGGAATCAAAGCTGTATTTTCAGCCCACCACAGTTGGCGGCACTTATCGGAGCAGAATTTTTTTACTTTACGATGCTCGGTTTGTGTTATACTTTTATGACATTGCAGGCAGAAGTGTACTTTAGATCCGGTAATTCGGCCTGACAGGATATTGTTTCTCTTGCAAAAGGATTTGATCGTATTTATAGAAAGTCCGAGCTGCTCGGCAATAGAAGTAATTGGTACTCCTGCGTCACGCATAGAAGCGATTGCTTGCTTTTGCTCATTTGTCATTGCATACCTCCTCGCAGATGTAGCTTCATATATGAAAAAAGAAGGGCAGAGAAAAATCCCTGCCCTTCATGCGGATCACGCTTTCACGAGCGTACCTTTGTAGGTGTCATTGCCGATCTTGATAGTTGCGGTCACGGTAGAGTCCTGCTTGTCCACAGACTTTTCTTCCGCAGGTGCAGGTTTGGCGGCACCGAATCCGTTCAGTCCCTTGCTTTTGATGATGGTCGGGAAATCCTTGTAGCAGATATCCAGATCCACATTGCCGTTGATGCCTGCAACCTTACCCTTTTCGGAATACTGCCAGACCGCATATGTGCCGCTGTAGTTGGTCTGATTGACCCAGTGCGCCAGCCAAATAGTGTAGCGGCTCTTGATATCATCGGCAGTATGCGTTGTGAGAGAAGATGCCGAGCCATAAAGACCGACAAAGTAGCCTGCGGACTCAACACGCTCCAGAAACGCCCTCATAATAGCGGAGACCTTTTCCTTGCCGAGATCGAACTGCTTTTTCTCTTCAAGGTCGAAGTACACGGGAATCTCGAACTGCTTTCCTTTGATAACCGAGAGGAACACATCCGCTTCCTGCCTTGCCTCATCCTCGTCCATCGCATAGGAATACCAATATGCGCCGACTGGGATGCCGGCGGCTTTTGCGCCTGCGTAGTTGTCCTCGAACTTCTTGTCCTTCTGCACTGCCAGCTTACCGTACCCCGCACGCAGGATAGCAAAGTCAATGCCGTCAGCTTTGACCTTCTGCCAGTCAATATCGCCGTTGTGAACGCTCACATCAACCCCCTTCATATCCTCACCCCCGAAATACTTGTAAAAATCATCGGTCACAGAATTGTTGCCGTGGACTTCATCTCCGTACCATTTTGAACCGGTTCGCACATCAACGTGCGTGTACTGGTATGCGGCAGTGATATTTGCAATGCCCGTGAAACCGATATCCTGCGCCTTGCAGCAGACGGTCTTGCTGGAAATAGGCTGTCCGTCCTGACCGTAACAGCAGATATCCGCTGCATTGCCGAGTGTGTGCTGTCCCGTACCGCTGCCGCCGACATTCTTATCGTGAGTGACACAGCGGAAACCGGATGTTACAATGATCTTGGAGCAATTGAGAGCCGCATAGAGCTGTTCGAGTTTCTGTACCAGTTCATCAGAGATACTGAATTCATGCTCCTTTCCGCACTTACAGCGGAATTCCTTTGCATTGAAATGCGGAGTAAGCTGTGTGGTATCATCATATTTGTAAGTCTTGATCATTTTCTTTCCTTTCTGCGAAAATTCGCTGTTTGTAGGCTTGACAAACAAATTTAAAACTGCTATAATGAAGAAAAACACGGAGGTGCATGAACAATGCCGAGAAAAGCAAAAACAGCCACTACACCCACACCTGTCGTTGAGGAAAAGCCCGTAAAAAAGCGCGGCAGGAAGCCAGCGGCAAAGAAAGCTGAAACTATCGTTGAAACTGCTCCGGTCATTGCAGAACCGATTACAGAAGTTGCTGCTGTTGCCCCTGCCGCTGAACCTGTAAAGAAAACACGCAAGCCGAGAGTGAAAAAGGCTGATAAGAAAGCAGAACCTGTTCTCTCAACGGTTGTTCAGGTTGGCGATGCGGAATACGATATTACAGATATCGCTGCAAAGGCATACAAAAGCTACAAGTCCACGCACAAGCGTAAGGCAGTAACAGAATTCCGTGTTTATGTCAAGCCGGAAGAAGGCGCAGCATACTACACTGTCAACGGTGAAGGTGCTGCTGACTTTAAGATTGATCTTTGATTACATATCCACCATCTCCAATATGATGCAGTCGAGAATTATCCCGGCTGCATTACTTTTTATCATCCTCCATCTTATCGATCATATCCTGAATTTCGTCATCAATATGGGCTGCTCGTTTCTGAAGAACCTCGATAGCCTTTTTGATCGCAGGCGGATATGGGATGCCCATGAGACTGGTGTTCTCAATAATGGAAAGCAGCTCATTCACGCAAAAGCCGATACAGGTCGCATCACGGATATATGTGGTTCCAATCATGATGTCCATGCGGACAGCCACAACGACCACGAGCAGAATGCAGAACTTCTTTGCAAGCCCCACCCATCCTGCTTTGGAACTGAGTCTGCCGGTCTTGCTGTGCTTGGATTTGCCCATAGATGCGGCAATCAGCCCGGTTGTGAAGTCGATTGCCATGAACAGCACAAGTGTAATCAATGCACTGTCCCAACCGCCGAGCAGTGCCGCAAAAAAGCCGCCGATCACTCCGGCGGCAGTACAAATATTTTCTTTCATTCAATCATCCTTTCTCAAATTGTCACATCCACAACCTTCACAGAACGGATCATCGGGCTTGTGTTGTCTGTCACCGCCTTCCACGCAAGGTAATACTCGCCGTCAGTGATTCCGCTGCATTCATGCAGGACATTGATATAGTTGCCGACAGAGCCGAGCCAGCCGAACGGGATGGAGATAGCGGTGTTACTCTGAATCGCCTCATAGACATATCTCGCAACATCCGCAGGAGCAAGTGACTCATTGCTTTTCGGAACAAGCCAAAGTTCACCGATATCGGTTGCACCTGACTTGTAACTCAGCATGATCTTACGATTATTGCTGATACGAACCGACTCGACACACATGGTGTAGATGACCGCACCCCAGTTGAAGTCCGGCTGATTATAGTAGATCGCATAGCCGTTCTCCTCACAGCAGAAATGCTCATAGGATTCGGTGAATCCTGCAAGGGAGCGATATCCGTCATTATAGAAGGTGTACACCTTCTCGCCGTAATCATGGAGTGCGTCAATGGATGCTTTGAAGAGCGTAATATCCGGCTTTGTCTGTGGAATTTGCAGCACCTTCGGCACGAGCGTATTCAGCTTTTCGGATTCCGATGCCTGTACGCCCATTGTCACAAGGTTTCTCGCAAGCTGATCTCTCTGCGCATCCAATGCAGTCAGGTAATTTGCAATACTCATGTCTTCACCTCCACAATATCAGCAAGTGCGGTTTCGACACCGGAAAGCGCATCCTCCAATGCAGCCAGACGGGTATTGATCTCCGTGATAGATGTTTTTGCGCCCTGCATATCATAGAGAATTTCGGTCTTGAAACGCTCGAAAACGCCCTCATTGACACCGACACGCTCATTCAGATTCATCGCAGCAGTGTATGCCTCGTTCCAGCGTGTGACGTGGGATTCCGTGATACTGTTCAGCGTTGTGAGGTTGTGGTGCCAGTGCGCCTGCCCGACCACAGTAGAAATGGACGAAAGATCGTCAAGCATCTCCTGCGTGATACTGTCGATTATAGCCTTGTTGGAATGAGAATGCGCCTGTGCCGAAACCTCACTTAGTCCGGTAGACAGTCCGTGCAGAGCGTCCGCTGTCTGCGCATGGAAAGCTGCTTCATCACGCATATACTGCTCTGTGATCGTATCCAGTACATCTTTGTTGGAATGAGAATGCGCCTGCGCCGAGACTTCGCTCAGTCCGGTAGACAGACCGTGCAGAGCGTCTGCTGTCTGTGCGTGGAAAGCGGCTTCATCACGCATATACTGCTCGGTAATGGTGTCCAGCACATCTTTGTTGTTGTGGGTATGCGCTGCAGAACTAATCGGAAGCAGAGCCTCCCGGATATCGTGAATATCATAATTCGTGGCATCTTCAAACTGCTGCAAGCCCTGTAAATCTTTGAGAAGAGCCGCAGTCAGGGCGTTCAGCACATCAAGATTCGCATGACTGTGCGTACTCGGTCTGAGATTTTCCACAGCTTCATTCAGCGTCTGAATCTCATAGGTGGTGCTGTCCTCAAACTGCTGCAAGCCGTCAAGCTCCTGCATCAGTTCCGGTGTCAGGCGGTCGAGTGTTTCCTTGTTGGGATGAGTATGCGACTCCTCCGCTACGGGCTGAATGACAGTCTCCACAATGGTCTGCACTTCCGTTGTTTTCGGGTACTCCGACATATCCGGTGTGATGCCATCTTTGCCCTTCAGACTTTCCAGCCATTCTTCCTCCGTGCCGACATAGCCGTGCTCTACTGCAATCTCATAGGCACTCTTGCCATCAAGTCCATGCTCCGCATCCTCTATACGCTTCAGAAGCTGCGTATACAGATCGGGGGCCGGAGGAATCGGCGGATCATCACCCTCAAAGCCGGATTCTCGGATATTCAGTGTTACGGGAACGGTTGTCGCTCTCACAGTGGTGTCGGATTCCGTATCATAGCCAAATACAGCCATTTTCACCGCACCTGCATGAAGCTCTGCGGGCAGATACAAGGTCGTTCCGTCCGTGCCGAGAACAACGGAATACACCTCATCGCACTGTGAAAACTGCACGACCTTGTGAAAACGCTTCCAGTCGCCGTCAAATTTGAATTTGAACTGTACATACTGGATTTGGTGGTCTGCGAGAATCTCTCGTTCCACAATTTCGATGCTCTGGTTCTTTACAAGGAATTTCCACATTAATCACGCACCTCCGTCCATTCGTGGGTTTCTGAATCATACTGCATATATCCGTCAAGGCAGATAACCTTTTCAAGAGTGCCGCCACTCTGTACGCCTCGTCCGTCCCAGTTAGACTGCTTAGTAACCGCTGCCCACTCATCAGGCGTTCCCTCATAAGTGATCTCACGCAACGGTGTATAGTTTATCATGTGAGAGCAGACCTTTTTCACATTGTGGCTAAGAGTCAGGCTGGTAAGCGGTGTGCTGACAAAACAGAATCCCGGAACTGTTTCACACTCTACACGAGCAGAAGACAGTGTACGGGAATCCATGAACAGATAGGTGCCGAGCGTTGTCAGCGTTGCAGGGAGCGTCACAGATGTGAGTGCTTCACAGGCAAATGCTTTTTCCCCGATAGTCGTAATTGATGCAGGGATATTAAGCTCAGTAAGTCCGCCATGCGAATACATAAAGAATGCACGCTCTCCGATCTCGGTCAGACTCGTCGGGAAGCTGACAGACTCCATATTGATGCAGCGTTCAAAAACACTGCTACCGATAGCAGTAATACCTTCGGAAATAACAAGCGACCGGATATTTTCATTTTCCCAGAAAGGCGAATCTCCAATATCGTAATCGTAAGTCACACCAGTCCCATGCAGAAGCAGCTTGCCGTTTTCATACAGTACATAGTGGATATTCTCACCGCATTTTCCGATTTCTACGATACCGCCGATAATATCATCGACTTCGGTCTGAAGCGTATCGACTTTGTTTGTTAGTTCAGAAATCGTGTCATTGTACTCCTGCATATCCGCTGTAATTTGAGCAAGCTGTGAGAGCATATCCGTCACCTTGCATTTTCCAAGAATGCACTTGCAATAACCGCAGACATTCTTGTCCTCACGATAATCGTACCAGTCACGCTCTGTAAGATCGGTCGCACCCGGATTCAGCCGCACCGCATACAAGAGTAGTCTTGTTTTATATTCATCTGTCGGCAGTGACGGAAGACCCGGATTCTCCGCAGGCGTGCCGGGCGTAATCTCAAGAGAGACATTTCGTACCGATTCTCCGACATCAAGCAGAATGGAGATTGCCACATATCTCGGCAGGGATTCATCCTGAAACTCCGTCAGGTCAATGGTGTAGCGGGAATCGTTGACGAAATAATGTCCGTCGATCCATGCTTTACCAGTGCCAAGCCTGACTTTGAGACCAGTGTCAGCAGCGGTCAGCTTGAAGCACTGCCCGTAGGTGTCGAGGATGCCATTACAGATGATACTGCCGAGATACTCTGTGAAATTCTCCGCTGTATAGGTTCTGTCAAGCCCTTTTGAATTGAAAAAGCCGCATGAAAAAGCCATAATATCATTCCTTTCTGAATGTCGGTGTCAAACTTCTGCCGTTCTGGTCGAAAGCCTCGATCATGCCGATGAGCTGCACTTTCGGTTGGATCATTCCGAAACGCTTATGCTCTACGGTCACATAGTCACCGACAAAATAATCACGGTTGTAGACATACTGAGTCGAATTCGCCGCTATCTCAGATTCGGATGCAGTTTTCGGATCGACCAGCTTTTCCGAGCCTCTTGTTTTCAGTAGCTCGATATACTTCTCCTCCGGAATAGGCACTGTCTCACCCTCGACCTGTTCTTCCTCAGAGATATCCTTTGCATCCACATATAGCTCGTAGCGGTCAAGATAAGTTGGCTCATCTCCGGCACAATATGTTGTGTGCTTGCGTTCAGAACCCTCACCGTGGCCGTAAATGTAGGCGAAGTTGCGTGTGATAGCTGAATCGGAAGCATAGGAGTATGAAAGCAGATTGCTGTAGGCATCGGAAAAGATAATATGCGGCTCTATATCCTGTGTCAGGCTGCGGTCAGTACCCTCAGAGAGATCAAGCACCATTTTGTATGTCTCGCCGCTGTCCTTCACAAGCCGGATATTCGCTGTACCGCCGATCTTTTCGCAGATGGTATACACCCATTCCATCAGATTCGCATATGACACCTGCAATGTTGCCGTCCGCTCCCAGCAAGCACCCGACACAGTTCCGAGGGAAAGCCCCGGAATACGGCGGTTATCCTGCTGTATTGCATTTAGCGTGACTGCATTGCGGACGATATCACTGTAAGCCGTATCCGCAGTGATAGAAAGCGTAGGATTAATGATACGACGTTCCAGCAGACACATAAGGAATCTGCCTTTTACGGTCAGATAGTCGCCGTTCTCTGCATCGGTGTCGATCTGTACGGACTCAATAATTCCGAAATGTCGGCTGTCATCATCTCTGCCGACAATGCGTCCGGTCTGGAAGATTTCAAGATTTTCCGGATTGGCGGCGATATAAACCTCAAAGCTGCCGCATTGGTAGTATTCAATGTCCCACAGGAGTGAGGAAAAACTATCGCACACCGCTTCCAGCGTGATCGTCAGATTGCTTTCATCCGCAGCCATGTTATACACTTCGATCTGCATATCACACCCCCAGATAAGCGTTTGTGTGGACGATAGTTACCCTCAAATTTTGCAGTCCTGTTCCGCGAAGATAGAAGCGGTTTTTGCCCTCACGCAGCGTCAGCCATGTTGAGCCTGAAACAAGGCGGTTGATGATATTTGTCTTGACACCGCCTCTGTCCAGTGTGACCGTCTTATGACCTGTCTTTGTCGTCACAGTAATGATGTCGCCTGCAAGAATTTCGCCCGTGATTTGCAGATATTCGTCCGTATCCGCATTATACAGCGTGGGAGAACGTGCATCTTCGAGGGCTTCAATTACGAGTGTGAAGCCGGTCTCGTCACCGTCATTGATGATCTCCATGATGTTCTGCGTATTGTATTTGCCCAGTACAAATGGCTCCGGATTAGATTCTGTCGGGAACGGGAATGTGAATGCACCTGTGATCTGGCTGTAATAAGCCATGACAGATTCCGTAGAATACCAGTAGATATCCGGGCAGAGAATAGAGATCTGTCCCGTGACAAGCTGCTCGAAGTTAGACACTTCACAAGTCTCAACATAGCCTTCGGTGAAAACATCGATACCTACGGTCTTGTAGTAGACCTTGACATAGCGGCTCGGTTTCACTACTTTGTATAGCTGATGCCTTCGGGCTTCTACGCCCACGCCCCGCATCTCAAAATGAATGACCACATTCCGCTTCTCAATGAAGGCGTTGTTCAAGTAGCTGCCGTCCATGCCTGCATAACCGGAGGTGCTGATCGTTCCGGGCGGAGGCGACAAGCCCTCAATCTGGGAGGTCATATATTGGTTTGCCGTAGCCGTCATGTTGATCTGTTCACCGGCTGCATTTTCTAATATAAGGCTGAAAAACATGGTATCACCGCCTTTACTTTTCAATTGAATTGATGTATAATAGAGATATGTAAACAGCATATTACTTGCAATGGGAGGTCAAGACTATGAACAATAATGATATAAGTAGCACCGAAAAAAACTCTGCAATCTTTAGTTTATTTAAATGTGATGATATGAAGCAACGTCAAATACTGTTTTGCTGTCAAAACAGTCTACTGAATGGTGTTCGTTTTATTTTCTTTGACCACGCTTCCACAAATATTGGTTCAACATTTGATGAGATTACGATTCAAAAGCATGAAGATTTATATGAAAAGTTTCATCTATACGGAATAGGAGACTATACTAAGGCATTTTTAATAGATCGTAACCATGCAATGCCGGGTGTACCAAGTATGTATGAAGCATCAAAAACCGCATACTTTGATTTAAATATTCTTATTGACTTGCATCAATTATTAACCAATCAAAGCAAACGTATTGATTGCGAAAAATTCAAACATTATCTTGATTATTTAAAATCCAACGGATTTTTAATGAATATTGATCATGCAGTTCTTGAAAGAGTTGCGACACTTGGGAGTCCTTCTTCGGAAATGGAACTGAGAGCAACAGTAAAGTCATATTGTCTTTTCCTTCAAAAAGAAATTGGAGATTTCGATATCACAAACAGCACATTAACTGAACAAGACAATTCTAACATGACACAGTATCTTGATGAGAGAATCGAATTTGATTCTCAAAATTTAAGAGATTACTGTGCAATCTGTTGCCTCATTGAAAAAGCGTATTTATTAAAGAAAGATGGACAGTACAATAGTAATAAGCAACGAGTAGTTGCACTAGTTGAATATTCACTCTATGAACTGTTTTGTAACATGGAAAATGAACTATTGTTGTTATCCAAGTACCTATTTAATGAACAAAGTGTCAATTCTTTTTTTCACAAGTTAGATCGCAAATCAAAAATAGTTGAGGAAATCAGAAATACAGCATGGGATATGTATCAACTTCGTCTTTTAGAATTTGAGTTTGCTAAACAGAACTGTCATAATTACAATCAGCTTGTTTTCCCATATTACGCAACACATGATCAAGGGCTATCTAACATTATAGAACTGAATCCTGTACTATGTATAGCTTTAGATAATGGAGTGCCGATTCCGTTTCACAAGTATCGAATAAACGACAGCATTAAAAATTATCAGGAAATGGTGGAACGAGCTGGGACAGAGCAATTTCGTAAAGAAAAGGCTCAAGAAATTGATTATATGGCTATTCGCAATAATCTTGAAAAGCGTATTTCAGAGTTATCGATATAAAAGGGGGCAGGATAACTCCCGCCCCATTACACATTCAGCGCATTCCGCGTCTGACGATAGATTTCCAGCCGTGACAGCGATTTCGGACTATTATTGGTCTGATTCACTGTGCGGCTGTTGTCGTTATTGTAGTTGTTGACAACGGTCGTACCGCCTGCGCCCACCATTGCGCCGGTCACACCGGACATATCCACATTGAAGTCGGAATTCATCGCAATCGTCATAGCGTCCGCAACACCGGAAATTGCCTTCTCAACATACTTCTTGCTCTTGTTGATGCCGTCTGCGAGTCCCTTCATAAAGTCTGGCATCCAGGATTCAAATTCCGACAGAGGGCCTTTATCCGGTACAGAGAAATGCAGATACTCACTGATTGCTCGTGCTACATCCGCAACAGTATTGATGAGATTACCGAGCATATAGTTCAGACCGTTGATGAGATTCTGCATGAGGTCACGCCCCCACGACCACGAGCTGTTGACTTTCTCCATGACCGCCTGATATACCGCATTCATCGCTCCGGTCACTGCATCACGCATACCGCCGAGCCTGTCGTTGATGCCGTTTTTGATGTTATCCCAGATCGACAGCACCGCATCTTTGACCTGATTCATCGGATTCCGGACAATATCCGGCATTGCATTCCAGATCGTCTGCACCACGGATTTGATGCCGTTCAGGGCTGTATTTACCACATCCTTCGCAGCATTCCATGTTGTCGAGATCACATTCTTGATGTCAAGCTGCCCGGTATTGATGAGATTTTTCAGAGCAGTCCACACTGCCGTCACGATCTTTTTGATACCGTTCAGCGCAGTCTCAATAACGGTCGCCGCCGCTTTCCATGTGGTGGTGATGACCTTTTTGATGTTATCGAGCGCAGTTTCAATCACAGACACAATGGTTTTCCAGCCGCTTGTGATGCCGCTTTTGATCTGCGACATGGTCTTGTCGATTGCAGCATTGGCGTTCGACCAGACCGTTTTGACGGTTTCAAAGACCTGTTCCATGAAACCCTGCACTGTTGTAACAACATTGGAAAGTGCGCTTTGAATTACACTGCTGATTTTCTCAGCCAGTCCGCCTGCAAAGTTATTGACTGCATCGCCGACCACATTCGCATTGGCGTTGATACCGTCCGCAAGTCCCTGCATGAAGTCAGGCATCCAGCTCTCGAAATCCGCAAGGGGCCCCTCGTCAGGTACAGAGAAGTGCAGGAAGGACTTGATCTTGTTAGCGACTCCCTTTACAGCATCAGAAACCTTATTGATACAGCTCTTGATACCATTCACAATTCCGTTGATGATATCTGCACCCCACTGGAATGCCTGAGAGCCGAGATTCTTGATGAAGTTGACTGCGGCATTGAAGCCGTTGACGATAGTGTCTTTGATTGCCGTGATCTTCTGTGTTACGGCATTTTTCACGCTGTCCCAGATGTTCGATACCGTTGTTTTAATGGCGTTCAGGATATTTGTTACTGTATTTTTTATGCCATTCCAGATGTTGGAGACAGTAGAAGAAATAGTATTCAGGACGCTGCTGACGAATCCGCTGATAGCATTCCACACCGCAGATACAACAGCATGAATGGCATTCAGCGTATTCGTGATGTGATTTTTAATGCTCTCCCAGATAGAAGAAATCACAGACCAGATCGCATTCAGTATTCCGGAGATAAAGCCGGAGATTGCGTTCCAGACTGTTTCGACCACGCCCTTGATGGTGTCGAGTACGGTCGAAATGACAGTGCTGATCGCATTCCAGACAGTCTCTATTGCTGTTTTTATTGTTTCAAGAACAATAGTAACAACAGCCTTGATAGTCTCCCAGCGTTCCACGATCTTATCATGAATCCAGTCCATCACGCGGCTGATAATTACATGAATCGCTTCAAAAATCGTCTCAAACAGGTACTTGAAAGCGTCCAGCAGCGGCGAAATGAAGTCATAAATGGTCTGCCATACAGTCGTGATGACCGACCAGATTGCATTCAGAACCGTTGTGATTGCTGTATGAATGGCGTTCCATACGACCGTAATAACCGTTTTAATCAGATTGATCTTCTCGGATACGCTGTTGTAAATCGCAGTCCAGATACCGACAAAGAAGTTTTTGATACCCGTCCAGATTGTAGTGAAGAAGTTTTTGATGCCATTGAGTACAGAGGTTACAAAATTCTTGATACTCGTCCAGATATTGACGAAAAACGTCTTAATACCGTTCCAGACATTTACCCAAAAATCTTTTACTTCACCGAGGCTTGTGCCGAACAGATTACACAGCACATTCAGGTAGTTTTTCAGCGTGTCTTTGAGGAAATTCCATACAGCAACAAAGATTCCCTTTATTCCGTCCCATACTCTGCTCCAATCGCCGGTAAAGATACCGACAAAAATATCCAGAACACTCAGGATGATGTCTGTCACAGCTTTGAAAATGTTAGCAATCTGCTGAAACTGTCCCTCAAAAACAGGTTTCAGGAATTTACAGAGCCCGTCCCATACAGCCTTGATGACCTCACCGATATTTTTGAAGTCGAAGCCGAGAGCGTTGATACGGTCAACGATGCCCTGACAGAAACCTGAGAAAATGCTTTTTATCTGTTCCCAGATCGCAGTGATCTTGTTTCTAAAATCCTCGTTGGTGCGCCACAGATGCACAAAAGCCGCCACCAGAGCCGCAACAACGGCAATGACAGCGATCACAGGCGCACTGATGCCGCCGATAGCAGCACCGAAGGAAGTGAACGCAGCCTTTGCCCCTGCAATCATAGACGGCAGATTTGAGACAAGCTGCATCAGCTTACCCACACCGACCATTGTTTTTCCGATGACCACAAGGAGAGGTCCGAGTGCCGCTGCCACAAGTGCGATTTTGACAATGGTTTCCTTGGTAGCCGGGGATAGAGCATTGAATTTATCTACGAGAGCCTGAATCTTGCTGACAATAGCCCTGATTGCGGGCATGAGAATTTCACCGAAAGAGATAGCAAGCTCCTGTAGCTGTGATTTCAGAATGGTGATCTGTCCTGCGAGGTTATCCTGCATGGTGTCTGCCATGCCCTTCGCAGAGCCTTCACAGCCGTAGATCGCATCGGTCAGCTTGTTGTAGTCCTCTTCGCTGGCGTTGATTATTGCAAGCATTCCCGCCATATTCTGCTTACCGAAGATAGCGGCTGCCGCCTGCATCTGCTCTGCCTGTGCAAGACCTTCAGTGGTCGTTGATAGTTCTGCGATGATATCGTCAAACTCACGGGCGTTGCCGTCCGCATCTGTCAGTTCCACATTGACCTTGCCCATTTTCTCTCGGAGGATTCCCATGATCTCGCCGAGCGACCGCATATTGCCGTCAGCATCGGTCATAAGTGTATTTGCTCCGGCGATCTCTTTGGAGACGCCTTCCTGTTCCTTGGCGAGCGTTTCCTGCGCACGGGCAAGTTTTAACTGTGCTTTTTCATAGTTGTTGCTTGCAAGCTGTGCCTGTGAGCTGCCTTCGCCGTACTTGCTGATCGCATCATTCAGTTTGATCTGAGCGTTATCAAGGGAGATAGTCGCATCCTCAACAGCCTGTTCAGCCTTCTCGACCTTTGCAAAGTCAATTTTCTGAATGGTCTCAGTGCTGATAAATCCGAGCTGCTGCATTGCTGCCGCCTGCTGTTTAGTCGGTTTTGTCAGGTTTACAAGTGCATTTTTCAGACTGTTACCAGCCTGACTGCCCTTGATACCGCTGTTTGCCATAAGTCCGAGAGCGATAGAAAGGTCTTCCGCACTCGCTCCCATAGAGCCCGCAATCGGCGCAACATACTTGAAAGACTCGCCCATGAGAGACACATTGGTATTTGCGTTACTCGATGCTGCCGCAAGGATATCTGCAAAATGCGCGGAATCATCTGCACTCATACCGAGTGCTGTCAGAGCGTCCGTGACAATATCCGATGTAGTTGCAAGGTCTTCTCCACTCGCCGCCGCAAGGTTCATGATACCCTCGACACCGTTCAGCATATCCTCGGTTTTCCAGCCTGCCATCGCCATATAGTTCATGGCATCTGCGGCTTCGGATGCGGAAAATTTTGTCTGACTGCCCATCTCACGGGCTTTTGCACGGAGAGCTTCTAAATCCTCACCGGTCGCACCGGATACAGCGGAAACCTTGCTCATGGATGCATCGAAGTCCGCGGTCGTTTTAACGGCGGCAGTTCCGAGTCCGAGAATCGGCACTGTCACATATTTTGTAAGGTTCGTACCGACTGTAGCGATCTTATCTCCGGCTTTTTCGAGAGATGCTCCCGCTTCACCGAGTTTCACAAGTGCCGCCTGAGAGTTCGCCGCTTCCTGCTGTAGATTTTGCAGTTCCTGTTCCGTTTCAACGATCTCACGCTGTAGGGAGTCGTACTGTTCCGGCGAAATGGGATGCCCGAATTCCTCAGATACATCCTTTGCCTGCTGTTTCAGCCCATTCAGTTCGTCCGTGGTCTGTTTGATCTCACTCTGCAGGGCATCGTACCTTTCCTGTGAGATCTCGCCCTTGGAAAGCTGTTCATCGGCGACCTTACTCTGCTCTTTCAGTTCCTTGAGTTTTGTTTCGGTCTCACCGATCTTCTGCTTGATCGGATCGTATTTTGCCTTCCACGCATCGTAGTTGTCCTTGGTTTTTGCAGCCTGTTCACTTGCTTTTTTCAGCGTTTCGAGCTTATCACTGGTCGATGATACGGCATCGGCAAGCAATCGCTGTTTCTGTGCAAGAAGCTCCGTATTGGTCGGATCGAGTTTCAGCAGCTTTTCCACGTCTTTGAGCTGCGTCTGCGTGTTTTTGATGTTCTTCTCGACACCCTGCAGGGCTTTTTGCAGTTTGGTTGTATCGCCGCCGATCTCAACGGTAATACCCTTGATTCTGCCTGACATGCGTATCACCTGCCTTCCTTACAAAAAAATCTGAAAAATAGGTTGAATTTATCCTAAAAGTGCGGTATACTATAAGTGGGAGGTGTTAGCATGAAAATTGATACCAACACTATTGTTTCGATGACCGAAGCTAACCAGAATTTTTCCAAGGTTGCAAGACTGGTAGATCAGTTCGGCTCCGCTGTTATCCTGAAAAATAACACTCCTCGCTATCTTGTGGTGGAGTTTCAGGAAGCTGATGCACTGCAGGATGCAGACAGCGATGAGGTCGCAGAGATCTCCAAGAGACTGCTTGCAAGAAATGCCGCTGTCTATGAGGAACTCGCCAAATGAAACGACTAACGAAAGAACAGATCATGATGCTCCACAGAGCATTAATAGCCGAATCAGGCGGCTCTGTGGAGATTCGTGATGAAGGGCTGCTTGATTCAGCTATAAATGCTCCGTTTCAGACATTCGGCGGTGACGAGTTATATCCGTCTCTTCTTGAAAAAGCATCCCGCCTTGGATTCGGGCTTATAAAAAATCATCCTTTTGTAGACGGTAATAAAAGAATTGGTACACACGCTATGCTTGTCTTTCTTGCAGTCAATCATATTGAACTGCAATATGAGGACTTAGAACTTATCCATCTTATACTCGGCATTGCTGCGGGTGAATTTGACGAGGCATATTTATTAGCGTGGTTACAGCAGCATATAGACTAAAAGCATTTGCCTGAGAGAGACTTCAATGTCTCTTTCAGGCTTTTGTGTTTCAGCTTCCTCGGCTCAAATCCTATGGCATCGTAAAAGATGTGCATGATAAAACCCGCACCGAAAATAGACAGCAGTGTTCCGATACCGACAGAGCCGCCAAGCATCCAACCGATCAGTGTAACTACCGACCACAGCAGTACCCCGATCATGCCGATTGGTATTTTCGGCAGCTTTTTGCCCATAACAATCATCAGACCGTCCTTCGGACCGCTGCCGAGTTCCGCCGACATATACACATAGATGCCGAGATCAATAATCAGAAAGCCGATTATCAGCAGAACGATTCCGAGCAGCGTACTATGGTTTTCGGGATACGGGGAAATGTCGATGAACAATTGCGTGAGTCGTCCGGTAATCAGTGCATCGAGAATCGTTGCAAAACCAATGCGTTCCCGAAACAGAAGCTGTATCAGAATTGCCGTGACCGAAACCAGTACCATTGTGCTGCCGTAGTTCAGCGGTGTATACTGTGCAATACCCATGCAGAAGCAGTCCCACGGTGCAAGCCC